CTCCTGCTTTTGTTAGTACTCCGATTCTTGATGTTCTCTTGGCTCAGTATCGTACCTTCCTTCGCACAGTATTTATTCCTAAAGTACTGGGTGGGGTAAGGGAGATACCTGAGGGCCCTCACAGATTCACGGTTTTCACACCGGTTTCCGCGGGACCGAACGGTAGCCCGGCAATCAACAAAGTTGATGTCGATGCTGCCGCTCTTACAAAAGAATATCTTGATTCTGAGACTTCAAATCAGGAGAAGGTTGGGAGTGGTAATACAACTATAGATAAACCCACTACGATCTTAGAGACTATTGTTACTGTTGCCTTGATCTTTGGCATCAATATCGATATCTCGCAGATTACCACTATAGGCAGCTCTTACCTAGAATGGTATGATGATGAGTTGGCAAACGCCACCTCAGAGAGGGAGAAGCCTAAGAAGCCTCTCCATTCTCGCGTTCACGTACTGGGCGAACCGGCTGGAAAACTCCGGCCGATCGCTATCTTAGATATATTCACCCAGAGGGTTCTTAAGCCGCTGCATGATGACATCTATGCAGTTCTCAAGAAACTTCCTCAGGATGGTACCCACTCTCAAACTAAACTAATGGCTTGGTTGAAAACCAAAGCAAATACTGTTTGGAAAGGGTGGACATGGAGTTCTCTCGATATCTCTGCTGCTACCGACTCTATTCCCATCATTCTCTACAAGATTCTATTACAAGAATTATATGGAGGGACTGATGAGGCATATGAGCTGGCAGACAACGTGCTGGACTTAATGACTAACCGAGATTATACGGTTACAGTCGATAAGTCTGTGCACGCTCCGCAAAAAGAATCTAACTCCCTACCCGAAACGGTACGTTATACACGAGGACAGCCGATGGGCTGCCTCGCGTCTTTCGCACTGTTAGCACTTTGGAACCATTCCTGGGTCCAGTTTGCTTCGTGGTTAGTCTCTGGTAAGTTATGCTTCACCTATGGTGTTACTGGTGATGACGTCGTCATATCAGAACCCAATAAGTCTTCGCCTGTCGGTAACATGTACGCCAATATCTCGAATAGATTCGGGATCGGCATATCTGCTACCAAGTCCTATGTATCTAGCACTCTCTTCAACTTCCTTTCACGTACGTGGATGGATGGTGCAGAGATCTCACCTGCTTCTATACGGGAAGATGTTCACATTCGTGATACATCAACTCGTGTTCAGCGTGCTCTTCGATTGCTCGAAAGAGATTGGTGGAATGTTAGTACAAATGGATGGCTCGCGAAGGCCATGAAGTATTTCCTATATCCTTCTGAATTTATCATTGCAGCAGCGTCTGCGCGCAAAGGTAAATTGGAAGGCTATGGGTTACGTGCCGTGTTAGCCTTCTTGAGTCCTTCAAGTTCTATTACTAGAACTCTTGGGATATCAAGCGCTCCAGTGTTTTCGTGGCTTTCTGCTTTCGCAGGATCAACCGCGTTACTGGCGCATGGCGATAAGGTACGTAACAACTTGTTACTTCCACAAGGGTCCAATCCTGCTGCTTACTACCCTATGC